TGTTAAGTTTTAAGAACTAAGGGATGAATCGTTGTCAGAGTTGCAATCGAAGGTGCAGACAAGGGATCACCTTGCATCGGTGCCCAAACAATAAGGTCATGCTTGAATCTACGTTGGAAAAAATTCTGCTTGCACGTATCCGGCCAGAACTGGAAAATTATATTGCAGAATACGAAGTAGCCAACCGCCCGGCAATGCGCACGGATTCCAAACGCAGGAATCTGGAACATAAGATGCAGAAATTAAAAGAGTTGTATTTGAATGATCTTATAACGATGGATGAATTTAAAGTTGACCGAGAAAAACTTATGCAGCAATTGGATAAGATAAAATCGGACGATTCCCAGCCCATGAAAGATCTGTCATACCTGAAAAACTTTTTAAAAACGGACTTTGAAAATATCTATGTTTCCCTTTCCATTCCGGAAAAGCGGGAACTCTGGCGGTCTATCATTCGTGAGATCCGCGTGGATCATGAGAGAAATGTCCGTATTATTTTTTTGTGATTTTTATACTACTAACTTACACCGTCCTGTCGGTAGCTTTAATTTAGTAGTATAAAATTCTTTGTTATTTTTACGTATTTTACGTGTATTTTGTTGACATTACGTAAAATACGTGTTATTATATATTTGTAAGGAGGAAACAATACAAATGAGATTTCGAGAAATTGAAAAAATAGTCCTCAATGACGGATGGGAATTGTCAGATGTAAAAGGTTCACATCATCAATATAAGCATCCGACTAAAGCGGGAAAAGTAACAATCCCAAATCATCGAGGGGACATTCCTCAAAGGGTTGTCAACTCCATACTCAAACAGGCAGGTCTTAAATGAGACCTGCCACCCATTAAAGAAAGGAGCGTTATCATGAACTATATTTATCCTGCTGTTTTTTATCCAGAGGATGACGGGAGATATTCGGTTATTTTTCCCGACCTAAATGATTTAGCAACTTACGGAGATAACCTTGCAGACGCTTTTGCAATGGCTCAAGAGGCTTGCGGTCAATATTTATTCACAACCTTACGTGATGGTGATACTCTTCCCTCTCCGACTCCTCTTGATGCAGTCGAAAAAGACGAGGATGCAGCACTTGTCAATTTGATTTGTGTCAACCTCGACGAATATGCCCGTGCGTATAATGACAAATCAGTCAAGAAAACCTTGAGTATCCCTGCGTGGCTTAATACGGCATGTGAAAATTATGGTATTAACTATTCCAAGGTTTTACAGGATGCGTTAATTGCTAAAATTCAAACACCTTTAAATTAACTATAAGGACGATACCCTTTTGTGATATCGTCCTTTTTCAATGTCCCCTGCTTTTAATTACAGCTGTTCAAATTGCACGAATTCGCTTTCTCCAGATAAATACAGATCTCCTACGGTTCTTACCATTTTTCTTCCATCTACCATATGAATTTCTTTAACGTAATACGTCTGTCCGCGGATTGCCCGACCACAGATGTTACTCTCTCCCCATTCTGGTGTCCTGTGGATATTTAAAGATCCGTCACAGATTACTGTTACTTTCATTTTTCCTTGTGGGATAATCACTTTCGGCTCTGTGCTTTCTTCTGGTTCTGACTGTTGCTCCGATTCCGTTTCTGTCTCCGGTTCTGTCTCTGCCTCCGGTTCTGCCTCCTGCTCTGACTGCTGCCCTGGTTCTGTCTCTGCCTCCGGTTCTGCCTCCTGCTCTGACTGCTGCTCCGGTTCTGTTCCTTCCTCTGAATTCCCGTTAATCAGATTTCCTTCTGCATCCCATACGCAAGTTCCTTCTGCCTTAGCCATTGCTTTTAATGCTCCATCCTTTGTCTTATATTTTTTGCATTCTTCTTTTTTAAATGCATTTCCTTCTTTTCCTAAATAATACAGCATTTTCTTTTCCTCCTACTTAAGATCATTTTTATTGATAAATCCGGTTTTCTTGCCTACTTGAACGAACAAATACACCTTTCCATTCTTTTTCGTGTAATAACCATAACACTGCACTTGTGTTCCTTTTTTCACCGGTGCTACTACACCAGTTCCAGCACCCGACATAAGATTGCAATTTGAACCAACATCATATGATCCAGCATATTTTTTTTCAAGTGACTGTGCCGATTCAATTCTTTTTGCTGACTTGTCTGTGTTATTTTGCGCCTTTAATGCATTCCCAGCTGCTTTCTTTCCGGACGATGAACTCCATGCTGATGATTTCATAAATTTATTCGGAGTTCCATACTTTGCTTTAAGCTGTGCCGGGGTACTCCCGTACTGTGGAAGCTGGAAATGAGGAAGATCCTTTATAGATTTCCATGAACCACCCCATTCCAATCCAATGCTCTGACCGATCTTTCCAACTTTATTAAATAAACCTGTAGAATTATTAAACGCATCATCAACTGTTGATCCATCACCGTCCACATCCATTTTAAGGTATATATCCACCGCCACACCCCACTGATGCATGCTCGAATATGTATTTCCTTTTGCTTTTGTTACTATCTTACCAGGTTTCGTTCTTCCTTTTGCATACAAAGCGTCCTGTTCCGCTTTAGTCCGTAAACATTCCCCAACTCCAATAACAATCCCTTGCTTTTTGCATTCAGATTGTAGCAGGGAAAGTTTAATCTGCAATTCCGGGTGTAATTCTTTAACATTTCTCATGATTTGTCATTTTCCCCTTTCTTTCGTTGTAATATATCTATTGCATTTTTTATAACCTGTGGCATTGGAATCCCCATCAATCCTGCATTTTCCGTTAAAGATATAAGCTCATTGATCGTAAATGCAATAATTACCGCATCCCTGATATAATGCTTTCCAATCAAGAGATCTAACCGATACGCAATAAGGACATACAAAAGCGTCATGCATTTTCTGCATAATCCTTTCCAGCCTGCACGGCTTTCCAGCGTTCCTGTATCCGTTTTCGTACTTGTATGGAATACTCCGGCTACGATCAATCCTGTAACATAGTCTGCAATCATAAAAATTACAAGCGTGGCTAGTCCGGAATCCCATCCTCCAAATACTGCTGCAACCGTTGATCCAAATAATCCGGCTACTGTACATATCATCTGTTTCATCTTCCTGTTCCTCCTTCTGCTTTTTCGATTTTTACCCGCACCTTTTCGCGCCATCTCTCCGGTACATCATCAATTGTCATTTTCTTATCTACCAAGATTCTGCGCACATAAAACTTAACCATGTCTTACACCTCACTTTCTGCAGCAATGCTTGCCAGTTCTTGGATTGCTTCTGCGTTTGCTTCATGTCCGGCTTTAAGCTCATCAATTGCCTTTTCCATTTCCGTCTTTGTCCGCAACCGGATAGTTACGGTGTATGTGCCATCTTCTGCGCCATCCTCTCCCATGTTCGGAACATATGTAAACCCATCACACTTCAGATCGGTATACTTTCCAGATACCTCATCATTGTGTGTAAATGCGACTTCCGCAAGGTTGTCTGCAGTAAAAGCATCCGTGATTGCTTTAATTCCATCAAAGTCTTTCGACTGAATCTGAATATTGCCGAGACTCGCTCCTTCAGCAACCTCGAACTCTGTTTTGTTTTTCAGGATAATTTTGTCCATTTTTATTACCTTCCTTTCTTTAACCTAAGTGGATAACTAACGGCATGTATCTAATATCTGTAAGTATTTGGTTTGTACGCCCAGTGAATTTAATTGATAAATTCCAATTTTTTGGGCTACTTGTAAAGTTACTTCTAATGAGTGATCCTTGTATATCAATATTCTCTCCATTAAGTGTATTTACATCAACAATAACAATGCTATTAGCAGGTAACGATAATGAGACCGTAAGATTAGTAGCCGTTCCTGCAGGATACTTTATGTTTTTGACCCTATAGCCGCCATTGTCTATATCCCAATCGGTTTGTACACTTATTACATCGGAACCATTGTTGACTATACAAAACGGGTTTCCAGTAAATATGTTTTCGATGCCAAATGATGGTATTTTCTTACTATTTAGACTGCCGTTTAAATCACTTAACTGTTTCGCCAACGTGCCGTCTATATTCGGATTTGCCTGCCTTGCGTCCAGTGCAAATCCCGCCACAGTCGTTGTCTGGTTGTTTACCACCTTGCTTTTATCCAGCTTATCAAAAACGGATGATACCGCTTTTGCAATCTTGCCAAGCATTGCCTTAAATGATTCTCCCGATACCAATTTTGTCAATGTTGTGGCTTCCGTAAATGTTGTATCTGTAGTCCCTGCCGGTCCTGGATCGCCCTTTTCCCCTTTCGGTCCTGCCGGTCCAACATCCCCTTTTTCTCCCTTTGGTCCTGCTGGTCCAACATCCCCTTTTTCTCCCTTTGGTCCTGCTGGTCCTGCTGGTCCTGTTTTTCCTTCTCCTGTATCCCCCTTTTCTCCTTTTGGTCCTTTAAAATTTCCGATGCATATCCTTGGCATATCGTTTCTCCTTTTTGCTAATCTGGTAAAATGTAATAAATGTTTCCTGTTTCGTCCTTCTCAAATCGTGGTGGATTATCTGCGTCTGAATAGTAGCACCACAGATTTCCATTTTCATCTCCGGACAGTGCTATCATTCCATTGGCTGGCATGGTCACACCGCTTTCCCCTGTAGCTCCCTTTTCTCCTGTATCCCCCTTATCTCCCTTTTCGCCTTTCAATTCTCCATTTTTTAATTTTTCTTCAACTTCTTTTGCAATCTTTTCTGCTGTACTTCCTGCCATATTTGCTTTTTCTGTGGCATCCTTTGCAGTCTGCTGTCTCTCTTTTTCTGCTGCTGCCCGGCTCTCTTCATTCTGCTGTCTCTCTTTTTCTGCTTTAACTGCTGCACTGTTCGTATCCGATATTTTTTCAATCAGATCATTGACTTTCACTTCTATCGCCGTAAATTCATTAGACGATTCTATAGCACTGTCACTTCTTTGAGTCGTTTCGATCTCGATTTCAAATGTAGCACTTGTTATTATCTGTGTATCATCCGCCGTCCGGATCTCTACATTGCAATATGCTGTTCCAGATGCAGCTAAAGCCTGACTTGTAAGATCAATGGTTACTTCATTTCCACTGTATGTACATTTGTTGTATACGAATTTTCCATCTGGCTTTTTTATATTCACTATGGCACGGGCACCGTCCGGAATCATATATGGTTCTCCGTTATTTACCAACTTGACCAATACACACCGCGTAGCACGGTCTCCTTGCACCGCAGACACCATATATTTCTTTATATCCCCGGACATTTCCATGGTAATATTGGTTACCATCTTAGACAGGCTCATTTTCCCCACCTCTTTTCCTGCTTAACCATGTTAAGCCATCTTCTTAACTGCCTCTTCAAATTCCTTCCGGTCTGCTTCAAACGTTTTTTCATTTGCATCAAAAATTTCCTGATTCTGTACGGAATAATTTACACTTCTCTTTCCGTCTGCCGATATGGATGCGCTAAAATACACATACGGTGCATCAGATTCTGCAATTCTCGAATATCCGCTCACATTTACTGTCTTTGTTACTTCTAACATAATTTTTCCTCCAATCTTTCTATACGTTGTTTTAATATTTCAATTTCTCCATTTAAAGTACAATTACTCATTCGTAATTGTTCAATTTCTTTTTCCTGCCTTTGGATCATCTGCACATGCATTGCGTGCAGTTCGTCTTTATCAACTCGATAAACATACTGATCTCCAATAATATCCATTTCGTTTGACAAATCTGCATCACATTTTTCCTTGTAAACCAAGCTAAGATTTCCAAGATTTAATTTTTTTGCAATATCCTCGATATCCTGTGCGATAAATCCGTAATGGATACGCTCGTCATATCCTTTTAATCCAGTCTTAAACTTATATTTTCTCGGATTAAGGTGCATATACAAATACGTTATATCCGGCATATCTGCAAAATCTTTTTTTAATCTCCTATCAGATCCACTCTTCTTTTGGAAATTATTGCTTACCCATGTTGTCGTGGCCAAGTTATGGCTGCTGTCTGGTCCTTTTATATTCCCATGTCCTGTGTCCGTATAAGATAAATTATCAAATTTTAATTCTTCTGTTGTTACTACAGGAGAACCCATATTTGACAAAACACCATCTACCGCAACACTTCCCGGAAAGTTGGTGTGCATATCCCGACCACCGAATTGCAGTATTCCTAAAGATGGAACTTTAATTATTTCATACTTATAATTATTCCCATGCCAAGTAAAACCATAATTGATTCCATCATAAAATGTTGCACGCGTGAATTCGCTGTCATCACTTTTAATAACTCCGGTAGTAATATTTGCTCCGTTAATTGTGGTCGATCCAGCATTTGCCAGATCGTTAAATCTAACGAATCCCGTTACCGTTATATTGGCAGTACCACTTGTTGTATCGAGCAGTTGGCCATTTTCATCATACAGCTGTATCGTAATTCCTACGGTTTTCTCCCCACCTGTAGCCTGTAGCGATAATTTATGCGGCAACTGCGATATTTTTGTTGCAATTTCAAGATTTTCCCGTGATCTGTCTGCCACCTCCGTTTCAATGCTTTTCTCTGTCTTTTCTACCCTTACCGTGATCTTTGAATCTTCATCCTGTCTGGTTTCTGCTTCATCCGCGATATCGTCCGACAGGTTTCCTTCCTCTGTCGTTGCGCGATCCGTCTCGGCATCCACTTCCTCCTGCTGGATCTCCGCAAATGTTTTATTAACATTTGACAGTTCAACGGTATTTTTTTCCGGTGTTTCTGGATATTCTACAATTTTTACAATTCTCTGCTTGTCCTTAATACCTTTTGTCTTGGATATAATGGTAACTGTATCTCCAATTCCATATGCAAGGATATCCTTATAGACTTCACTCTGCTTTGCCAGATCCTGCACTTCTGCAGTATACTGTCTGTATGGCTTCGATATTTCCGCAAGTTTTGCGGTCGCGTCTTCTATAAGGCTATCCACCACGGTATATCTTTCATCTTTCCATACACATGCTTTCACCTTGCTGCTGTACTGGTGGTTATCAATATAATCTTTTCCCAGCACTGTTTCCGGTGTGAGTCCATCTTTCCCGATTGGATAAATCCTTGTATAAAAATCATAGGTATCAGATTTTCGTGTCATTTTTTTAAGGTTTAATCCCTCAATAAAATAGGCTCCCTTATCCTCTCCAATTCGATCATAGATATCAATTTTCTTTTGCAGCGTATCTATTATACATTCGCATCTGTAAGTGCTTAATGCTTTCTGCAGAACACTCCACGCTGTCTGCTGATCAGATTCACGGATTGTTCGTCTTTTTGTAACCTCGCAATTGCGGATGCTCCAACCGGTACCATCAAAAGCAATTTGCAAACATTCCATGATTGTCTTTTCAACCGTCTCAAATCCGGTCTTAAATACCTTGGATTCCAATTCTTCCACGTTTAAGGTGGCTGTATATGTATTAAAATCATCAGCTTCATTTATTTCCTTCAATACATACTCATCCGTTTTTGTCCGTATATAGCACTCTTCTTTTAAATCGTTCACCAGAGCAGCATTTGCAGGATACTGGAAAGACATCTCTTTATCTCCGGAATCAAGGGTTGTCGTAATGGATCTATCCTTAAATCCGGTCAGTATTCCAATTCGGTTTTTATTTACATCAAAAATTTGCAACCTAACCGCCTCCTATATCCACATTGGACTATATTTTACATTTACCTTTGCCGCATCCGAAGAAAATCCTATGGTTATTTCTCCTGCTCCCATACGTGGAAATTCCCACATATTAACCCGATTAAAAGCATTTTTGCCATCTACTGTAACAATTCCACGGATACCATCAATAATCATCGTTTTTCCCGCTTCCAGAGCTTCTACGGCTATGCTCTCACTGCTCAACCCGGTTATCTCGTAATTTGTTATGGCACTCTTCGCATATATTTCTATTATGCACGGTGCCGATCTTGTCCCGGCATTGTACACACTTGCAGTTTTTTTCCCATCGAATACAAGATCAATCTGGTCATCATAGAAAAATCCGTCAAATTCCAGATTTAATACATACCGATTCTTTACATTTTTCTTTTCGTAATCGCTGGATGTCATATAGCCCTTGTATGTGCCTTTATATCCATCCAGGTTAAGATCACACGATTTTGTAAAGTTCTGCATAAACTCGGATGCTGTCCGTATAATCTTATTTCTGTTCTGTCCTCTAAAATATACTGACAGTTTTAAATGCCCCATTGTTACATCCGTATCGAATTCTGCCGGTAACAATGCCCGCGTTATCCATTCGTAATTTACGTTAATACTAGGAGGCTGTACATCTACGGTTAATTGTTTTGCATCATATTTCCGGATATCAATACCATTTACCTTCATGTCTACCTCCGTTTTCGCTTATCCGTTACCATCTTGCTGTCTACCTTGGTAACGGTCCTGCTTGCGATCTCATCACCATCAATGTATGTGTAACATGTTACTCCGACCGCCTGTGCTTTCTGTACTGCTTCAAATTTTCTGTCAAGTATGCTGCTAAATTTCTGGTAAAATTCCTGCAGCGGAAGAATTGCCTCTGCTCCGGCCTCTCCACCAACCATCCAGCTGTTTCCATTCAATCCGAATACTGTCGGGTTTGTCATAATTCCACCCGTTTTATAATATTCAACTTTGAATTTTGGAACTGATCCTTTCCCACCGATTCCATACGGGGATTTCCCTC